TTCAGGTGTCATATTTTTAATAAAGCCATCCATTGTGCTAGTTAAATACTCACGTTCAGCTGCTGTGTCTAACCCTCTTTTGCCTATACCAAGATTACTTACGTTCATACGACTATCTCGTAAAAAGCCAGAACCCATTGTGTCTTGTAAAAATGTTTGTTCTGCTTGAGTACCTAATCCTCTAGCTCCTACCCCTGCCATTGGGTCTGCTACCATCATTCTTGGGTCTGTGCCACTCGCATTATTTGTTGTTACACCAGCACCTCTAAGATGTTCTAATTCATCAACTACTTTACCTGTATTAGCATCGTTTACTTCTAAGTTACCACCTAACAAGCTTTTTAAAAAACCACTTTCAGCATCTGAACCAAGTGCACGAGTACCAACCTCTTCACCGCTTAACAATCCAGTTATACCTTTAATTCCTTTACCTATCATTGAACCACTAAATGGCATACTTGCACCTTGCCCTACTGTTTTCATGGCATTGCCAAAGCCACCTTTAAGTCTCTGCATGTAATCTTGTAAAGCTAATTCATATTCAGTCATAAGATGTCCTCTGTCTAATTAAGCGTAAGTATATCATTATTTTTAAAGTATTCCACCTGTTTCTTCTAGTCGTTTCTCAAGTGCCATAAGTCGTTTGTGTGTAATAATACCACTTACTGGTTGCATTGTAGTTTTTCTGTAACCATCATCAGTCCAATTAGCTCTAGTCATTGGTAATCCATCTGAACCCATGTAATCACCTATAACTTCACCTTTTTTATTTCTACGTTTAGAATCAAACAAATCTAGTACACTTACATCTTCTTTAATTCTACCTAAAGCTTCGCCACCTATGCCTGTGTTATAAGTATTGTGAAAAGATACATTACGTATTAGATTGTCCATATCTAAATTAGCAACATTTTGCAGTGTCATTGGCTCTTTATTTAATTGACTAGGGTCTGCATTAGCTACACGCATTTGTGCTAAAGAAGCTGTTCCTTCTGAACTATTACGTTTAATCTTTTGACCACCATCGTATCTGTAATCTCTGTCCATTATACGAATAATTTCTTTTCTTAAATCACCACTCACAGTATCATTTAATGGGTTTTCTATATCAATACCTTTAAAGTCTTCACCGATATATTTTTTTGGTTTATTTTTTTCTTTCTTAAATGCTTCTTTTCTTATCGTGTCATTAAGCTCAGATATTTGTGATTTGTTTAATCTAACTAAAGCTGATTGAATCATACTATTAGCTATTTGTTTACTGTAATCCATGCCAGTTGGTTTCATACGGAAAGGAATATATATAGGTTCTTTACCAGTGTCTTTTGCTATATCTTGTGCTTCTTTAGCTAACTGCTTAATAGGTTGAGCATCTGATGCCCACACTAAATTTTCTTTAACACTTCTTGGTAACCACATATAGTCTTGTCCACCAAGCATTTCGATTGGTTGTGCTAATGGTGTACCATCTACAGTTTGCAACAAACCACCTGCACGTGTCAAGTCTGCTTGTGAAGATACAAATGGTTTACCTTCTAAATCAAATATTGACATTTCAGGCACGACAATATCAGGTTCAGCTATAATTTCGTGACCAAATCGGTTTAACAATCCTTCTTGCATATCACGTACGTCACCAGCTCTTTTTGGTGTACCTGCAAACCCAATGTTAATTGCACTACCTTTAGCAAGGTCTAATCCTTTGCCTTTGTATATTGGAACACCTTTATTAGAAATAGGTATTGCAGTATCTTGATTAAAACTGACAATATTAAATGTGCCTTCATTAGGGTCACCATATCTTGAATCTTCATCTAAATATCTTCTACCTAAAACACCTGCTTTATCTAATCGCTTTGATATTGTCTCTTTAACAGCAGACATATTTTTGTTATAGTCAACAGCAGTAATTGGAATACCTTTTTCTGCGATTTCTTTACTTACTAGCCAATCATATATGCCACGACCACTTGAAGGAATTGGAACATCACCACGTGCAACTGAGCGAATGTCTTGCATTAACACTTCTTGTTGTTGCATAACATCACTAAGTTTAAAGTTTAATTCTTCTAATCTTGAAGCATCATCACCTGTCTTGCCTAACAAACTTGTTATTTCATCATTGGTTTCTATGTTTCTTATTTCTGTGAGCAACCTTAATCTTTCTACTTGTAAAGGTTTGTATTCGTAAACTAAATCCATGTAAGCACCATTCTCTTTACGCAAATAGTCTTGCACTATCTGTGGTTGGTCGTAAACAGGTATGTCATCATTAATCATAGTGGCAATTGCACTATCAGGTACATATGTTTTAACATCACTAAAGTTTGCATCTTTGTAACGTTCTGCCCATGTACCATGTATTCTTTTAATTTCTGCATGGTTTTCTTTTGGATAAGAATCAAGCATTTTCTTTAATGACAATTCAGGATTCATATGTAAAGTTGCGTTTTCGTACATTTCTCTTTGAAAATAATCATCTAAATCATCTGCTGTATCATAAGCATCAAGCATATCTTGTTCATATTTTAGGTCTTCACCTTGATATGTAACTGATACATCATGATGTTGAGCAGTGTAGTAACCATAACCATAAGCATCTGCACCTTGTCCAGTACCCATATATTTTTCATCAAACTTTTGTACGTTAGGATGTTTAGACCCATGCCATTGCATTGCAAACATCCTAGGGTCAGGTATAAATTGACTTGTCATTTTGTTATTGGCAAGTAAATCAACTGGGTCAGGTAGTTTTTGTAAAGTGTTTCTTACTGATTCTTTAATTGCAGGATTCTTTGCAAGGTCTGCTATAGACTTGGCAGTGTAACCTGCACCAACTAATACACCCATAAAATCTAATGGGTTGTTAGCAATCATATTAGTAATGCTATCCCAATCTTTAAAGCTATCTTTAACAACACCTGCAAATTGATTAGCCATCTCTCGTTGTTCTGTTCCTACAGATTCGCCTAACAGTCCTGTATTTAGTATGCCACCAGCTATTAAATTACCTACAGGTTCAATAGTTTCTTCTGGCAATTGAGCCATACGTGATGAATCTAAATATAATTGAGCTGCATTGTAAGGTATGTTTTCAAAGAATCTTGCAAGTTTGTTTGGGTTTGTAGATTGTTCTGTTTCATATAACCAAGCATTAGGTCGGTTACCAAATTCATCACCAAGTAAACGTTCTTGTTTAATGGCTTCAAATCTTGCATTTGCATCTGCTACTTTTTGTTCTGATGGATTAGATAAGAATGACCATATGTTACTCAATGTATCACCTACTACTTCACCTGCACTTTCTGCAACGTCACCTAAAAGACTGTTTAATCTAACAGGTTCAGGTTGGTCATCAGGGTCAAGTAATCCTTTGTTAGCTCCAAGTCTCATACAATACCTTTAAGTTTACGTCTTAGTGGTTTATCCCAGTTCTCGTTAAATGGTTTGTAACCTATTGCCATATATCGCATTGCATCTGCACCATGTGAACTCCAATCGTGTCTTGGTCTCATTCTCCATGTCTTGCCATTGTCATCCCAGTCTCTACTGTAAGCAAGTAATGAGTCAATCAGTTTCTCACATGATACCTCATCAAAATAGCATTTGTCTAGCATTGTTCTGACTTGTTGTATGCCATCGTCAACTAGTAATGATGGTGCTATCTCTATGTTTCTAATACCTAAGTCTTCTAGCATTTCAATACGTGACTTACCTGAGCCTAACTCTCTAACTCTTACATCGTGAGGTAGTACGTGTTGGTCATAGACATAACCTTTGTCTTGCAACATTCTAACGTAATGCTCTAGTCCTACACCACTAGCCTCATAGTAATCAATAATGTGTACTTCAGCACCTACAAACTGTGCAAAGACGATTGACGTACTGTCACCGATTCCTAAATCCCAACTTGTTATAACACCTTTGGCTCTATCGTATGTTACCTTACCTATTCTATCCTCATCTTTAGCTCTGCGTAATTCAGCAGAATAGTATGCACCCTCTGAAAAAACAAGAAAGCCTCCTTCCCAGATATTTTCATAGGACTCAGGACGTTTGTCTTTATCTTCTAGTCTTTGTTGGTCTAATACATCAGGAAACCATGGATTATCCTGCCAATTCATTTCAACAATCTTAGCCTGACTAGGAAATTTCTCTCTGAATCGTTCATGTGTCGCTGAATACTTAGACTCAGGATTCCATGTTACCCATACCTCTGAGTTGAATCCTATACTCTTATCTTCTTCTCGGACAGTAGGCAAAAGCAAATCCCATGCTCTA